AAACTTGGGTATTTGGTTTCAGTTTGCGAGCAATAAACTCAATGTTTCTTGCTCTCATATATCTTATGAATTCATTATTAACAATTCTTGGACCAAGCATTTGAGTATCAATTTGCTCGGTTACATTCCATCTAATACCATCTCTAGATTGATTTAAGAAATTTTGTACTCTTACTTTAGACCCAACATTCAGTCTATCTGATGTTGTGGTTGATACAGTAACACCTTTTGTTATTCTCGTTCCTTCTCTTTGTCTTCCACCCTGTTCTCTAATTGATTCCTCTCTTTTAAATTTTTCTCTAGTTTGACCTATAACTTCATTTTTGAGATCAACTGCTAAGTCAGTAGATACATTTACGCCAATCCAATCAGTTTGCCACGATCTCCAATTAATGGGACTAAATCCCGTTTTTTGATCAATTTCCAATTGCTGTATAGCAGCATTATAACTACCCTCAATGGTCACTCTATTAGATCCAATCTTATTAGTATTAACCCAAGTGTCGGATGATGGATTTAATTCAATTGTTCCAACATAGGAAGTTACTAAGAAAGGAGTTACATTTTCTATTCTTGTTGCAAATTCGTTTTTTGCAAATACTGCTTCAGTATAATCTAATGTTATAATTTTTTTATTTCTTCTAATATTTTCATCCTGGGCATTTTCTTCATATCTATAGTCAACATTAGTATCTTCCGTTATACCAATTCCAATTGCTACCGATTGACCTATTAAATCAATTGCTGTTGTATAATGTGAAGGTCTCAAATATCCCTTACCAGCATCAATACTAGATCTGAAAATAGGATTCAAAATGTCATGTGCGTTATGGGATTTGAAGTTATCGACAAAAAATCCGCACTTAAATCTATCCAATCCATTTGTCTTTATTGATAAAGAATCTGTGGATACTTCAAGTAAAGATAATTGAGTATAATATTCTAAACTAGCAATTCTATTTTCGAGTCTAGAGATATCTTCCATACGATATCTCTTATGCATTGCATAAGTAACTCTTACATCGTTTACATTATAAAGATATGCTGGTAGGACTATAGTTGCTATTTCTAATAAACCTTCTGCATTTTTTGGTGATGATGGAAAATCTGCAGGAATACCTTTTTGCAATTGGAAATTTCCATCTTTGCTCAATAATAGTTTATCTATTCTTGGTTGATAATATGAGAAACTAGTTACAAATGTTTCATTTGGTGCCAATTGATATTGTGAAGATTGTCCAGATCCATTAAATATTCTTGATTCAAATTCAAATGGTGATGATGTCGAACTCGTATCATAAGAACTCACCCTCGGTCTAATATCAACTAGATCACTTAGTCTATTTCCATTCAAAGTACTAATGTTGGAATAGTCCTCTATTGGATAACTATCAACTGTATAAACATCACCACTATCAGAGGATTGTACATTATAATTTTGGAATACAATTTTTATTTTCTTTGTTGGACTGTAATTATCATCGATCTTTTCAATTCTAGAGAAATCATAATAATTTAATCTTTGACCATTATCCAATCTATAATTTAAGGTAATGTTTTTATCTCCAGTGAGAACAACATTACATGTACCAGTTATACCAGAATCCTTGGAAGAAACAACTTCTCCTGGAATGAATTGATTTGAATTCAAATAAACTACTTCTATCGAAGATGTTGATTTTGAAACTATAACAGCAACACTACCACTATCAGATCCTACAATAGTTTCTCCTATTAACAAATCCGTGGCAACTTTATTTGGACCATTGAGTGATGCTGGAACAAATGTAATGCCAGGCAAAGATGGATCACTAGTATCCAATGATTCAAATATCCCAAGAATTTTAGTAACATCAGGAACATTTAGAGAAATTTCATTATCTTGAATTCTTGTTCCGTAGATTGAACTATAAACTAATCCATCATTCAAGGTAGTATTTCCTACACCAGAAGCTGAATTTGAAGATCTGTTTATAATTAATGTATTTGCCTTAACTAGATTTTTGGTTTTCTCTTTTACTTTGTTTTTCTTAAGAGAAACTATTAATGTTGCATTAGAACCACTTGCTACACTAAGATTTCTTATTTCTAAATTTTTAAATCCATTTGTAAATACAAATTTATCTGAACTCAAATTTTCAACTCTACCATCAGAATAAGAAAGAGTATATCTTTCTTTATCAAATGGTTGATAAATAAAATCCGTATCTAAAGTTGGTGCAGTTATTGAATTGGAACTAAATGATGCAATATCATATTGTCTCTTGACAATAATATCCGTGTTTTCAGTATCAATGGTCGAAACATTTGTTTTTGATAATACTGCAGTAAATGATGGGTCGGAAGAATTTTGGATTCTTGAAGATCTAATAGATATCTGACTAGTATTTAATTCCAATGGTGTAGTATCACCATCACAAACTTCAAAAACAGTAGTGACACTGGAAAGTCCAACTACTCTACCACTGTCTGATATGGAAGATATTTTATTAAATGTAACTGTAGAAAATCCAGGTCTACTATAACTTATAATATTTCCTACTGTAGCTACACCTATAAAATTAGTAGTTGATGATGTTAGAGTGCAAATACCAGAGTCTGGATCTTTGGAACTAATTGTAAATGATGGAACTGTAACTTGTGATGCTGCATTTACAATATTGAGAGTTGGTGGTATTGAAACATCGAGTAAGACATCAGAATTAAATCCTGCATCATCTGTTGCAGTATCTCTATAAGAAAATATAGATTTTACATCAGATAATTTATAATCTCTTATTGATTTTACAACTTGGCCATATGTACTTATTCCACTAACAATTATTGATTCATTTTGTGCGAATGCCCCTGTAACATTATATAATGTTACACTTGAAGAGTTTGTGATAGAATCTTTTACATATCCTCTAGCTCCACTTGTTTTTCCCTCAATTAAAGTTGATTTGGATAGATCTATATTCGTACTTAATCCTATATTAGTATAAGTCTGAACATCGAATACCTTAATTTGATATGTTGTTGTTATTCCAGTTGAATTTACTAAACTAAAATCATATGCTCTAGCAACACCAATTTCACTTCCAGAAGCTCCGACACCTATTCCTCTTCTATCACTTCTTAAACTTAAAAATGCAGTAGTTGCAATTCCAACTGAAGGTTGGCCAACTACATTATTGACTAATATTGTTGGACCACAATCAAAACTAACCCCTTCAGATTGGACAGTTGCTGTAGTCCTTGGTTTTTCTATATCAATGAATGATTGCCCATCTTTATATACCTCAAATCCTCTAATATATGCCTTTCCTGGTGATATTTTATATGTCAGTAGATCGTCAGTTGGTATGTTTCCATCTGAGGTTAATTGATTCTCAAAATATAAACCATCATTAGCAATTCTATTGTTTAAAGTGTTTTTTGCTATTACAGTAAATGGAGTTATATAATAATCTCCCGACTCATCATATGTTCTTCTTGCCAATTCCTCAGCAATAATATTATATTCAGTCTTATCTACAATTTTTTCTAAAACACCATTTTCAAATCTTAATAGTTCAATAAAATTCTCATCATTAAAATCATTTAATGATTTTTTGATTAGTGTTGTAGAAATTTTTAATCTATCTGCTCCTGGAGCTGTATAGTTTGAAAATCCTCTTGAGTTGTCATATAAAGATTCATCTTGATCAGCAGTTATAATTTCTTCGTTTACAAATAAACCTACTCTATATGAAGGTGTTGTTGAAAATGCATCAAGAACCAGTGTTTGATCAGATACTCCTACAAAATATCCTCTTGTGAAATAAACACCTTCGGAAATGAAAACTGCAGAACCAATACTTGTAGAATTTGAATTTAAAGTTTTTGCAAATTCTTCACCGGAAGGAATAATGTTAGATATTCCATAAGTTATATCCGATAATGTTATCAAATTTTCATCGTCATAAAATACAGTATCTGAAAAATTGCTTCCAGAATTTTCATAATTAACAAATAAAATTATATTTCCTGTATCTAAATTTGTATCAACTTTTGTTACGGTAGCTATAACACCACTTGCTGATCCTTTAATTTGCTTACCTATTAAAGAATCTTGATAAAGAGAAACTGGTAAACCTAAGAAATTTGGTTCTATTTGTACACTTCTATAATTTAAATTGTATGTTACAGCTCCTGGAATTACTCTTGCACCTTCTTTAAAAAAGTGCGTTCCGAATCTCTCAATTTGATTCTGCAGAATAGATTGTAATGTTGTTAACTCTCTAGCCTGTACAGAATATCCTGGTTTAAAAAGAACTTTATAAAAATCTTTATTTTGATCATAGTCGTCAAAATATGGAGTTCTGTTTAAATTAGTTTCCTGTGGCATGATAGTTAGAACTGCAGTATAATTTTAATATCTTCCTTTTGATTGGAAGTTCTTACGACCGATGGCCTATTATCCACATATAATATATCTCCAGAATATTTTTGTACCTCTGGAGAAGATACACCGTTGATAAATGTTTGGCCAAGATAGTATGTAAAGTTATTTATCTCAGTAGATATACCTGGATTGTTACTTGTCCCAAAATTTGTTTGAATTGCTAAATTATTAGATCCACCATATATCGTTATTGATCCCCCTGTATCTGGGAATGCTCTGAAATCATGAATTTCATAACCATACTTTGGTGAAATTGGGTTATTGTAGGCATCTCTTTGTGTAGATATTGATAATTTTCTTTCTTGCCAATACTTAACTACACCTGTTCTATTATCCCAAGATGCGACTTTTCCAACAGAAGTAGATCCAATTCCAATAGTTTGTGTTATTTCTGAATCTAAGGTAAATGTTGTTGATGTAGTTAAACCAGTTAACTTGAGAGCATATAATGCACTTGCCTTTTGCTTTGTTAAAGGTGTCGTTGAGTTATAAAATGTGGGATCTTTAACTATACCAATCCTAGCAAATTGATTTCCTGTAATGAAGTCCGGATCGATACTATCATTTTCAAATCTGGAATATATTAATACTTTATTTGCACCCAATTCACGATATATGTTAGAACCATGACCACCTGGTGGAGGAATAATCACATCAAATTCAGCATCCTTATCTGTAGAAGAATTTGTAACATTTGCAGATACTAAATCCACTGTTCCGTATGTATATCCTGATCCACCATTGGTTATGGTAATTGAAGAAACTTTTTGGTCTGCAGAAACTACTACAGAACAAAGAGCCCCTGCTCCATCACCTTTTATTGGAACATTGTTATAAGTATTTGGAGTATATCCACCTCCTCTATTTTTGATAACTGCAGTTTTAATCTGCCCACTAATAAGTGTATTATCTCTTACAGATGCAACATCACTATTTGTTGCCCAATTTAATGGAACAGGAATATAGTTTGTAGATTCAAACTTTATCAATTCTGAAGGTTTTATAGTATACAAATATTTCCACACATATCCATCACCACTTACTCCAGCAGATCTTGGTTCTAAATCAATAAATGTAGGCTCATCAATTGATGGTTTTCCTGCTGGATTTTCTGGATCTGATCCATTATTAATGCAAATATAAACCCTATAGTCACTGTTAATTACATAATAATTAGATTCGTATAAATTAGTTGCCCCACTGTTTGGTGCAGAATTTGAAGCAGAATAATCATGCCTATACATATCATAAGTATTTCCGGAAGACCATGTAATCTTCCTTATTACTTTAGAAATATCAGAGGGGTTTAACTTCTTTAATGCAATAATAGTATCCCAAAAAGAATTATATTGATCAAAATTGTCCACTGGACTAGGGGTTGATGTGTCCCAATTTACATCCAACTCATTTGAATTTGGTAAACCCACAAAAACATAATAATTTCCGGAAGTTGTAGAAGCAATTCCTGCAACCAAATTATCAGAGTTTAATATTCTAAATTGATTTGTAATTATAGCAGCCATTTAGAGTTTTTTATTTATTTATGAAGTATATAAAGATCTCATGGGATTGACTCTGACAACTAAAGGTGCAGTAGACAATCCAGAGATTCCATTATCTATAGATAGTGAAAATTCTTTAGGTGAAGAAGACCTATCAAAATCATAAATTCTACCCCAACTAAACATTCCAAAATGTTGACTATTTCCTATTCCTGATAGATTATTATAAGATTCAATACTTGCTATTACCCTAATTATTTGATTAGTGCTTCCAACTCCAACAGCATCACCGGAAATTATTTTAACATCAGATGCCTGATATACATTGTCAATGTAAGTGGTTCCTATTCCTAAAATAGAACCATCATCATTAATAGATGTTAATCCATTTCCAACTATAGAATCGTAAATTGTAAAGTAATATCCAGTTTGAATGCCAGAAACAGTTAATGCTGTACCAACCTCTTCAGAATTTCTCAAAATAGAATCTTGAGGAATGTAAAAATCAAAACTTAGTCCAGTAGAAACTCCAGAAATATTTGTTGTTCCTATTCCTGTAATTATTCCAAAATCACCTTCATAATTTACATTTGTAATAGTCTCAGTTTTTATAACCTCTTGACTAATTAATACTTGAGGTGGATTTGAGGATGTATATCCTGATCCTGGACTTGTAATCTGTATTGAAGATACCGAACCAACCCCACTTATATTACATGTTGCAATAGCAATAGTTCCTGATCTTGGTGTCGATAATGTGATTGATGGAGATGTTGAATATCCAACACCACCATATGTAATATTAATATCCGATATTGTTCCAGCAGCAGAAACAATTGCAGTTGCTATTGCAGATTCTTTTGATTCTTGGGATATAATCTTTAAAA